CTACTACACCTGTATTGGTTACTGTTGTTAAATCATTAGATGGATTAGTTGTCACTGCTAAAGCTTTTAGAGGAAGGGAAGCAGTTGTGTTTCCTGTTCCTACATCTAGCTCAGCGTGAGAAATTCCACCTGTTGTGCTTCCTACCGGGCTGTTATCCACGATATCATAGTTAGCGAAAACGCCAGCTAGAGTGAATGCAGCATCTGCTTGCACTTCACATACGATACTTGGATCATCTACGACATAAGCTTCTACTATACTAGTGACGTTTGCGTCGCCAGTCCAGCTGTTTGACCATCTTGGTGTTCCTGTTGAAGAATCTGTGAATTGGCATCCGTTAAACACGCCCAGCACAAGTCCCCCATCACTAGCAGCCATTCTTTTGATATATCCAGTAGCTAAACCTTTTACGATATCACCTTGAAAGATCTTAGTGGTATCAGAGTTTGATATTTCATATCTATTTTGACCGCCAGTATACGCACCACCGCCTAATAGGCGAGCAGGACGTAAACCAAATGGAGCATTTAAGTTTGTTAAAGCCATTTATTACTCCTAATTAATGTTATGATTCAGTCTTAATCTGAACCAAAGGTTACTTTTGAACTTCGCTCTGCCTGAAATTTAGGCATAGCGGGATTATTGTCACGCATCCAATCGTTGTCAACCGCCTGCATTTGCTGTGAAGCACGCTCTGCGTAATATTTTTTGCGTTGTTCAATGAATTCTTCTGGTATTCTAGCCAGAAGTAAACCGCCTATCCCTATGACTCCAGCATACTTGCCTTCCTCGACACTTGGAAAAACGAAATCCTCATACTCGTCCGCACGAACAAGCTCATAGCCTTCGGTCATTCTTGAATGGACATTATTCTTATCCTCATAACCTAAAACTTCAGCTCTAATCCATCTATGGACAAAACCAGACGGAGCATTTGGGGCGTGCAATTTACTGGGTGGTCGCCATTGCACAGGGCGTTGGGCAGAGACTCGTGTTTGCGTTTCACGAGAGCTTCTGTTAATTTCTGTATCAGCTTTAGCAGCAGTAGCTTTTTGCTCTGCTTCTATATATTCAAGTTCATTATCTTTTTTAGACATCATGTACCTCTATAATTCTCTTGCCGCAATTTTTGCAACTTCTTTAGCGTACGCTTCTAGAGGTACACCAAGTTTTTTAGCTACAGAAATTTGGGCTGGGGTTAACTTAACACTCTTTTTAGTCTTTTGGCTAGCTCTTCCTTGAGAAACTGACGCAACTTTTTGTGCAGGAGCAGATTTACCATTAAATTTATGGGGAAAATCTTGTCTCATTCTTGCATCTATTTCGCTATAATATTCATCAGATTGAGGATCTAAACCTTCTTCTTCAACTAATTGTTGATGAATAGAAAATGCTGTAGCAGTCATAGCTCTATCTTCTCCAAACCAATTATTTTCTTTTCTCTCCGCCCACTCCGTAGCTTTTGCATCGGGTTCTTCTTGAGCTTGTTGTTGATATTGATTTAAAGGAGCTTGTTGTTGTTGAGCTTGTTGTTGTTGAGCTTGTTGTTGTTGTTGCTCTGTATATTGCTTTTGTTTTGTTTGATTGTCTTTGAAAATTCTAAGTCTTTCTTTTTCAATAGCAATCTTAGCCATAACTTGCTGAGCATCAGCCATCTTATCGACTTCGCCAGCTTCATACGCTTCTTTAAAAGCTGTTTTAGCTTGTACTTCTTGAGAATCAATACGACTAGAAGCTTCTGAACTATAACCTGTATTTAGGTTAGAGAGCTGACCTTTTAAAGAGTCAACTTCATTTTTTTGCTGTTGAGCAAATTGCATAGCAGCTGCTTCTCGTTCTTCTGATTCCTTTCGTTGAGCAACAAGTTTATTAATTCTTTTTTGAGTTTTCTCTCTTCTTCTATCAAGATCTTCCTCACTTAATGCTTGCGGTTCGTTATTTTGTTCAACAGTTTCAATTGAAACTTCTGCTGATTGACTTTCATCTAATGGTATTTCTTGCTCCACTTCAATGATTTGGGCTTCTTCTACTTCTTCATTTGTCATAAGACACTCCTATATAGTGTAGACATCAGTCGGTTCTAAAATAGTTCCGAGGATTTCATCGTCATTTAATATTCTAATCTCGCCATCTTCTAGCTTGATCCTTGTTCCTGCATACTTACCAATAATGACCCAATCACCTTGCTTGCAATATGGCCCGCTTGGAAATTTGGTTTTATCTTTGTAAGCATCAGGTCCAACTTGGACGATGTAAGCTACGACCGTAGCTATAGATTCTCGCTCTCGTGTCTCATCTGTTATAAGAATTCCACCTCTAGTTTTTTCAAAACCTTGGAATGGCATTACTACAATGCGATATCCTGTTGGTTGTGGCATTCTTTGTTTAGTTGATTTTTTAAGAAGTTTTGGGTCTAGAACTCTGTCTTCTTCTTTGACATAAGCATCAGATACTTGTAGGTCAGATTTTTTGTCTTCTACTTTTTCCTCTACCTTACTTTTAGTGTACCTTTCAGGTACTATTAGTGGTTCAACCATCTACACGTTCTCCTCGTGTTACCAGAGCAATTATCTCTTGCTCCACATAAGACAGACTCTGTAATTGCCCTATGCAGCACCGATATGATTCCCAATCTTTGCAGTTCCCTGAAGTTACCTTTGTATGAACATCTTCTCTCTGTTCACGAACAATATGAAGTATTTGCTGAATTAATTCAACCCCATCTTTCATTTTTTTTCTCCATCGCTATATAAGTTGTTAAAAGTTACATTTGGATCAGTGTAGCTTTCGTGTTCTTCACTACTATGAATCCATTGACTTGGAGCAAAATCAGGTGCTCCTTCTCCTGTGGACCATAATGCAGGGTTCGTTACTCTAACTCTATTGTTAGGTAGTGCAACGACATTTCCCTTCCATTTGCCTTCTGTTAAATACAATACATGACTTTGTTTATGTTGGTCTGGACTATCAGCTATCTCATGTTCTGTATAATCAACAGTAAAGATATACTTAGCTAAATAAAACTCTCCATCTATTTTTGCATACCAAGGTGATGAAGACGTTCTATCTATACTGATAGCAGTATGATGATGAGACATACAATCCCAAGGTTGACATAAATGATTTTCCATTCTTTCAGGCCATTCTTCTACAGGTATATCTGCAACTAAAGCTTGTATTGGCATACGAGCCCACATAGCACCGCCATGAACATTAGGTTCGTCGTCCTCTATTTCACAACCTGTAAATATAACTTGAAATGATAGTGACCTATCAGGAATGCAATTAACTGCCACAGCTAAACCGTGCAGGAATTCACCGTGGTAATTTTGATGACCAGCCGTAAATTCTTTTCTTACCCATACCTTAAAGTAAGGGATATTCGATATTAAATAAGACATCTCTCCTCCTTATCTTATTTTATTTTACTTTACCGCCTTTTTTATAACCTTTGACTTTTCCGCCTTTTTTATAGCCTTTAGCTTTTTTACTAACGGAACCGCCCATCTTGTAACCTTTTGTTCTTTTAAACATAATTATTTCCTTTTTTTAATAGTTCTTTTTTTAGCTGTTTTCGCAGCTTTTTCAAACTGTTTATTTGTAGGTGCTCCCTTAGCCCCTTTTTTCCTCATTCTTTCGCCAGAACCTGCTGCGATTCTTTTTTTCTTAGCGTGAATATTTGCATATAAACCTCTTTTAGCCATTATTTTTTCCTTTTAACAATTCCACCGTTTTTTAATTTAAGTGCAGACAAACTTTTAGCTTGTTTCTTATGCAATACACTTGCCTTCTTTAAACCCTTGATTACTTTTTTAACAGTTTTTTTATTTTTTTGATTAGCCATTTAACATTTCCACCTTCTTCTTGCTTGTCTAATCCTAGAGTTAGGATCATTTTTAGTTTTAGCACTACTTCTTTTTAACTGACCCGCTGATCTTGCACAATAACTTTTTCTTCTCTTTGCTGCAGCACTGCCTTTCTTAACTTTACCAGTAACAGCAGTCTTTAATTTAGAACCAGGATTTTTTCTTTTGTAAGCAGCGACACCTTTCTTTGTCATACCTGCACCAGATTTAGTAGGTCTGTAGTTACCGCCTTTACCTGTAGTTCTTCGTATAGGTTTTGCTTTCTTTCTCTCAGCCATTAGTTTCTGTCAGACAGATTTCTTAATCGTTCAACATCAATATTTTCCATTGTTTTATCTTTTTGGAGTTTTTGTAATTCAAGAGCAATACGTCCCGCTGCTATTTCTTCTTGAGCATCTATTCTTTCACGAGCAATAGCTGATTTATCTAACGCTTGCATTTGACTAAAGTCATTTTTCTGTTCTGTCATATTATTTTTAAAAGCTTCTTGTTGCGTTTTTATAACAGTATTTGTTTCAAACTCTTTAGTGTCTTGCTGTAATTTAGCACCTTGTAAAGCTAACTCTTGTTGACGAATTTCTACGAGTGGGTCTTGACTAGGAGCAGGTGCAAGTACTTCAGACATTTGTGCGGACATTTCAGCAACACGTTGAGCTACTTCTTTTTCTATTTCCATTTGAATTTGTTGCATTTGCTCTGGCGGAATTTGACCTTGATACTGCTCTTGCAGTTGTTGTAGTTGCGGTCCGAACTCTTGCTCAACAATTTCACGAGACTGTAGACTAACATGCTCATATATGTGAGCCGTAAGAATACTAATAATATTTATATTAGACATAACAGCAGGCGTACGCATGAATGTTAAATGTGCTTCGATGTGAGCTTGATGATCTTGACCTGGGAAAGCTTGCAGTCCTCTGCCTTGTAATGCATTAGCATTTTCTATACCCGGATCTACAGGTTGAGGCTGAGGAGGAGGCGGTAATATCTTTTCAATATTACGAACACCTAAAGCTTCGTACATTCTTTTGTACGCTTCATACATACCAGAAGGACCATGAACTTGTGGGTTAGATTGAATAAGTTGCAAGCTTGTTTGTGCAAGAGCAATTCTTTGTGCTGTAGAAAAAATGTTAGGATCTGATACAGGCATAACATCTATTCTGTCATCAAAGTCAGCTTGTTTAATATTTGGATCTCCACCGCTTACTTCATAAGGATATGTAGGTGGTAGATAATCTCTAAATAAACCAGCTAAAAGATTAAATTCTATTTTTTGTGCATAGTGCAATCTTTTATGTATAGCAGACATAATTTTTGTACCACGCTCTAGCATTGCAACAGTAGAACCAACTGGTCCGTTTTGTTCTGCTAAAGGCATGTCAGCAACAGACGCAAATCTTTTACCGCTTTCTACTATTATACCAAGTAATTGTAATAAAGTTCCGGAAGGTTCTTTAAAGGGAAGTGGTATAATAGACGCTCGCAGGTCACCCCCTGGAGCGTCTATGTCTCTAAATTCTCCAGGTTGTAATGGTTCTGATTCATCACGAATTCTTAATCCTCTAGCTTTAAAACCAGCGGGCAAGTTTGCTAATGTACCAGCATCAATAAGCTGACGTAAGATGGACGTAGCTGAACGTGACAAGTTACCAATAATATGTGGTAAACCAAATCCGTAAAAACCTAGTCCTGGTAGAAATTTATAATGTACGAAATATTTAAGAGGATCTTTTTTAGGATCTTCTTCTAGATAGTTTCGTCTGATGCTTAGTATGTTAGAAGATCCAACATCAATAGTAACGATGTAGGGAACCTTAATTCCTGTTGGTTCGCCATCTTCTCCAATGTCTTCAAAACCTGGTAGTTCTAAAAAGGTATGGATTTCGTAGATTTCTAAATCATCTTCTTCAAATGTATTGGTTGTAGACTCTCCAGAAACTGCTTCAATAGTTTCTTGTAGGTCTGAGTAAACATGTGTTGGTCTAACAGGTACATCTCTATAAACTCCAGATACTTGGAACTTACGAGCATCGTTGCCTGTCATTTTTAATCTGTGCGTTAAACGAATAGCATTCGATAAATCAACAGAGTTATAAGGTACAATAATATCTTCGGAATGAACAAAACGTGCCACAGGCCGTTCCTTCATTTCGTCATAGTAAACTTTCTTAAACGCAGAACCAGACAACGGTAAGTAAAACAACAACTGATCTAACTCAGGGTCGTACTCCTCCATATTGTAGGTTATCTGGTAATTCATGAATTCTTT